CTATATTATTCATTAGAACACTCCTTAATAAAATTAGAAATTGAATTATCTATTTTGTTGGTTTTCATAAATTCAAAAAGATCGGTCATAAAATCTAATCCAATTTCTCTTTCTTCAGATAATCCTTTTACAAATGATTCCAATTCTTCGTTCCTTTCTTCTTCTTTTTCATTAAAAACCATTACTTCTTCAATTGGTTTAATAGGAATATATTTTATTTCGTGTCTTCTTGTATTTGTATCGTAGATAACAATAATTGGTTTATGATTTTTTTGGGCTGTAGTGGACCTCATTAAAGAACCACAATTTACAAGTAATTTCCCATTGTGTTCAACTACAAAAGAAGTATGATTGTCACCAGAAACTATTAAATCAAATCCAGTTTTAGTCAATAAATGATTTGCCCAAGTATGACCTTCTTGGTCTGCCCAAAGTTTTTCGTTCACAATCATTTTATGGATTAATAGAATATTTAGAGTTTCTTTATCCACTATTTTTGGTATTTCTTCTCCCCAAGAACATCCGTAAATATTAAAATTAAATATATCTGGAAATTGATTAGGAAAATTTACATATCGTGATTGTTGCAAAATAGCCAATGGAGTATTGTCCTTAGACGCATGATAACGGAGATCATGTTGTCCAAAAATGGTTATTATAGGACTACCTGTTTCACGGTCGAAACTGGAATCACATAATCTCATAACTTCCAATACTAAAGAATACGGGGACATCGGAGAATCGAAGAAATCACCGGGTTGGAGTATCATTCCAATATGACCTAATATCCATTCTAATTTATCAAACAAACTTTCTTTGTAATTATCAATTCTATATTTAGGTCTATTAGTCCGTATATGAAAATCACCTGTACAAATCAGTTTCATCTTGTTTTTTCCTGTCTTTTACCCATTGTTTTAATTGTAAAAATTTTAAATTTTTTATGAGTGAAATAAGTCCTAATCCTTTACTTATTTGGTAAAATAGATCCAAACAAGCTTCATTGAATTGTTTACCTGCTTCTATTATGGTCATCTATTTCCATTCCTTGACACAAATTATTTCACTCTGTTTGTAATTCGAGAAGCATCAATTATAAAAGTATAAATATCACCTTTATAAATCATTCTTTCAAGTGTTTTTGCTTCATCCATCTTGTAATAGAAGAATCTTTTTGACCCCATTATTCCAAATATATTACCAAGTATAAATGTTAATAATAAAAGCAACAAAATATGTCTTCCAAGAATTTCGATCATTTTTTTCATTTTAGATTCCTTTTTTAATTGATGTAAAATAAAATTAGTATCCCAGTCACAGCTAGTAGTGAATAAAAAATTGCTATAGTTAAAATAGTTTGGTTTTTCATCAATCGTCCTTTTCTAAATGTAATTCTCCAATATGATCCTCTGAGCCATTCCAAAAGATGGCAGCTTCTCTTGTTTCAAACACCGGCATAAAACCGACTACACCATCTTCAGATGATAGAATTACTGTAGGGAACGGAGTAGGCCCTACTAGTTTAACAGCAGACCAAGGAAAAACTTTTGTAATAACATAGCGTTTTTTCATCCGATGATCCTTTTGTACATAGTTAAAACCTGTCTGGCTTGTTTTCTTGCCATAGGATTTTCCCCGCCCTTATATAAAGATAAAGCTTTAAATATATCACCTTTGCTGATTTTTAATTTCTCTTGTAAAATTCTTGCACCGTGTAGAATATCAACATCGGCCCATTGTTTTGTAGCAGTCGGGGTTTGCATAAGGCCCTTATACCCCTTATTTGATTCCGCTTTATAATTAAAGTTGCTTTCAGTAAACATCAACACCGACAATAGACAAGAATCAATTTTTGTTTGTTCACTTGCTAATTCCACAGCTTCAGTTATTTCGTTTATTCTGTCTTTAGGACAACCTAGACGTTTTATAAGTTCTTTAATTGGATTTGAAGTATTAACTTCTATTTTTGGAATAGGAATAATCATTATATTTAATTCCGCCACTTGCCAAACACCAAATCCGGTAGATATAGTTATGAGAAAAGCCAGTATAAAATTAATCACAAAATCCCTCCTTAATTTGATTTAAAATAATAGAATCTATCTTAGAACCACAAGTCGGGCAAATATTATGTTTTTTTAGTAAGATTAAGTATTGGGATACTTTTGCAGATAGAATTTCTTTTTGTGTGTTCCGTTCAACAGACAAAACTTTATATGCTTTTATATTTTTGCCAATAAGAAATTGTTTATGTTCCAATTTTTTGAGTTCAGTTATCTTATCTGATAGACCGTTATATTTAGATTCTATAGACAACCATTCTATTTCAGATTGGTAAGATTCTGATACCTTTTTGATAGAGGTAACCAAGTTAGTTAATTTTAAATTATCGGTTATTAGTTGTTCCTTTTCTTCTATTTTTTCTTTTAATTTTGCAACCCTTGATTCAAATTTAAGTATCTTTTTCTGACTTTCAATTTTTGATTTGATCTCGTTTATAGATTGTATCAAATTCCGAACGGAAACACATCGGTTTTCAACGATCTCCACTTCAGTAGTCATAGTATCAAGCAAGCTTACTATTTTGGAAATCTCGTCTATAGAAGCTAAATTTTCAATCGAAGTTTCCAAGTCCAAAATTCTCTCAGAAGAATACTTAATTCTACTTTTGGTATCAGTTATTTTTGAATTTATATTTTTATATAATCGGTCTATAATATCAAGACCGACAAGTTCATTTAGTTTTCTTGCAACTTCACCAGGTGAGTCCTGTAATAAAAAATAAGATTGATGTTGTGTTTGAATATTAAAGTCGGTTATTTTTGTTATGTTCTGAATTTCTTCTGGTACATCAGACCGAATAGATTCTAATTTACCTGATTCTATTTCGTAAGAATTTTTACCTTTGTCTCGTTCTTTTGAAATTTCTCCATCATCAAAATATATGGTTACTTTTACTGGATCTTTTGAATCCCAATTTTTAAAATCCTCACCAGAAGGTCTATTTGTAATTACCCATAATAATGATCTAATTATAGCAGATTTTCCCGCATCACTTGAACCCGTGATGATATTCAAACCCGGATCAAATTCTATTTCAGAATGTTTATGACTTTGGAATTGGTCTATTATTAAAGAATTTATCATCCGAACACACCATCGCTATTATTTGATTAACTTCAGCTAAAGTTAAGTTATATTTTTTGATTATGTTTTTAAAGTCTATTACAGCCCATTTAAGATTCATCTGGTCGTTTGTAGATTTCTCCATAATATTACCATTTTTTAAATTGTTTCTATATCTTCTTTTTCTAATTGACGTATTAATAAATCTAATTCAAAATTAATTCTTTGGATTTTTCTGTATTCTTCCTCGGTAAAGGAATAATAAAGAATAGCAAGTTCATTTTTAACTTTCATTATGTTTCTAATAACGCTTTCGGGATCATCAAAATCTTTATGCAATTTCATTATCTAATCTCCCATACCATAATTCCCAATCCTTTAATCGGATCATAACAAGTGAGTTATTGAACCTTTGGTTTAATTCATGTACTATAACTATCGGAGTTTTATCTTTTGGTGCATTTTTAATTGCTTGAGCCATAAAAGCATTTCCAACAAACTTCTTTCGGTGCTTAACCTCAATGCTCCATGGTTTGTCATAAAAAGCCACGTCTTGTCCTTCAATGGTCCCCACCGATTTTCCACCTAATCGTTTAGCTATTTTACTTTGAATAGACCTACCTTGAGCTTTATTCCTTTTTACAATTTTACCTTTTTTGGCTATATATTCGGGATCAGCTTTAGGTATAGGTTTTGTTTTGTCTCTTGAAACAATAGTCATGTGTAATACTTTCTTTCATCATTGTCCAATAATTTTTTTAGTTTTTTCATAGCCTTGTCTAATTTTTTACCTTCTTCCGATCTTCTAATTTTACTTTTGGTATTATTAAAAGATTCGTACCTTTCAATGGTTTCTTGAATAGCTACTTCAATTTCAGGTTTGTTCTCCATTGAGAAATTGACTCCTTCGTAAGTAAAGATTTAAAATCATATTGTTGACAAATCGTTAAGAATCCTTCCAAATATAATGGATGATCTACAAGACCGTCTATAATTATATAAGGTGCTTCTTCATAAGGCAAAGTAACTAACGGTAAGTTTCTATTAAAAATATCCAAACTCTTCTTTATATTTAAATAGGTATTACTATTAAGTTTTAACAAACCTTTCAAATATTTTATAGCTGTCTTCTCCCCTACACCCTTTATACCGATTACATTATCTGATTTGCATCCCGATATGGCTTTAACTTTGTTCCATAAAAAAGGTGAAATCCCCCATTCTTCATATAAATTATTTAGAGTATAAATTTCTTTTTTGGTTATACTGTAAAGTGAAACAATTCGCTTCCCACTTTCTAATAATTGGTAAAGATCATTATCAGAAGAAACGATAATATTTTCTTGGTAGAAATTATATTTTAAAATGGAAGCAATTAAATCATCTCCTTCATATCCATTGTATTTAAAATTAGCTCTAAATCCAATTTGTGGTAATACTTCATTGCAAATAATATTAAATTGGTTGTAAGCTATTTTATTGATTTTCTTTTCTTCTTCAGTTAATTCTTTATGCCTATTATTTTTATATTCGGGATATACTTCTTTTCTTTTTGAGTAGCGGGAATCCCAAACAAAAACAAATTTATCTGTCTTAAATTTTTTAGATAAGGATAATATCTGTCTAAGAAAACCAAATATTATTCCAACTTCCATTTCATCGTAAGATAAATCTTTTATGGAATGTTTTGCAACATGACAGATATAATTTGCATCCATTATTATTAAAGTATTCATACTAAGGGCTTTCTCGGTAAATGTTTACCGACTTCAACACCTTTTAAAAAAGCTTTATAAGCTAGTTCTTTTTCAGTTTTCCATAGTATTTTAGAAAACCATTTATCAAATATTTGTTTATATGTCATCTCGCTTCTCCGTAAAAGTGAACATCCCAAACATCTCGAAATTTTAATTCATTTTCTATTGGATCAACTAATTCTAAATATTTTCCTTCAAACCAATCGGATTCGACTAAATATTTAAGGTAATCTGATGGCACATCTTCCAAATCCTTACCCTTAAATTTTCCGAACATTAAAACATCACTCATCTTGCTTTCCTTTTTCTATTCATATCAAAAGATGATTCTACTTTCTCCCAAATTTCGATTACTCTTTCTTTTAATCCCGATTCCAAATTATTTTCTTCAATGTATCTAATGGCATTATCCATAGACTTCCATTCTTTAGTAAAACAGTCATACATGGATTTGCCTGTCATATCTTTAACATATTGAAGATTGGTTCGGACATCATCAATACCATAACCAAAGATAATAGATAAAGGAGCTTCTCTATGGGGTTCATCTACAGAACTTTTGGCTATTTTACAGGTACTATTAATGCCAATTATTTTTTCAATTTCTTTTTCTGTTCCATCAATATTGACTTTAATTTTCTTTTTAATTTTTGAAGAAGGATAAGCTGGTCCGATTCGTATTCTCAAAGAAGAATAAAATTTTACAGCTTCCCCTCCAGGTGTAGTCTCACCCTCTTTCCCTTGTCTTACCTGGTTAGTGAGAACGATCAACCAATTATTATCTGCTATTTTTTTACAAGTCTTTCTCAATCCTTGTGAGAATTCTTTAGCCCTTCTCATACCCATTTTATCTTCATCATCCATTTCCATATCAGTAGACAAAGCAGCTAAAGAATCCCCACCGTACACATTGATAATATTTTCATTTTTTGGTTTCCATGAAAATAGATCATCAAATATTTCTGATACTGTTTTTGGTCTAGCATAGTCAAAGAATTTATTTGTAAAATCTATTCCGTATATCTCGGCATATTCTTTATCTAATCGTGCTTCTGGATCTCTTAATCTTACAGAACCCCCTTTTACCTGAACATTACCACAAATTTCAGACAATATGGCCGTTTTTCCCGATCCAGAAGGACCAAATATTTCTACTATGATCCCTCCTGGCAGTCTCCCTCCCGTTCTGCGTTTACCTGATATAGCCAAATCAAGTAACGTAGAACCTGTAGATATGATCTTATCAATATTTACTATACTTTTAATCAAAGAAAGATCGGTTTCATCTTCTTTATTTGCATTGTCAATAATACTTTGAGTTTCCGTGTTTCGTTTAGTTAATTTCACTTACCAGGTCTCCTAGTTAAAGTTCTTTTAGGTTCTTCCTTTTTTATTTCTTCTTTAATAATTTCTTCTTTCTTTTCCAAAAGTTCATCAGCTTTCTTTTCACACTCATCCAAACTTTCACACTTTTCACACTCATCGAAATTATCAATATCTTTTCCAAATTCGTGACCATGTGGACAAGGATTATCTTTTGATTTTCTTTCTTCTCTCATTCGCCTTCGCGCTTCTCTTGAATCTTCATGTATTTCTTCTTTATTTATCGGAAAATCAGGAATATCTTTTTCCGACTCTTCTTTTACTTTTTCTTCTCCAAATGATTCTTCTTCGTTTTCTTTAGAGGAAGAATGAAAAGCATCATATACTTCTTCATAAGAAGGTTTATAAATCAATTCATCTAAACATAAAGCTTTACCTAGAATTTCATCAGGAATAGGTTCTTCTCTATCTAAGAAATGAAAAGATTTATATTTTGTAGCTAGGGCAGATTTGCCTTCTCTCACAAACGAAATACTTTTACCGTCATCAGGATCAGAGAAAGGTACAAATCCCCCACCTTTAGGTAATCTTGCTTGAGAAGCAAGTTCTTTTTCAAATAGGTATTGAGACACGTCCCAAATCTGTACTCCTTTAGCCTCTTCTTTGTCATTATCATGTACCCAAATATTATAAATACACCTTCTAGTGGGATTTAACAATTTCACTTCTTTTTCATCAAATTCATCTTGTTTGGTTAAAAATACTTTGTGTTCACAAATCGGACAAGGTTGTTTAAATGTTCTTGATAAGCAAATATAAGTGTCTTCATTTGGTCCTACTCCACGATGAACAAAGAGATCCAAATTATAAGTAGGATCACCTTTAAGTGTTCTTGAATTGTTGTCCCCTGCAATATAAGGGATTATATCTATAATATGCTCATCTTCGGAACATTTGAACATACTATATTTTTCTGGTAATTGCTTAAAGATAGATTTAAAACGACCCGAATCATCTTTAGTGTTATAACTATCCTTTTGTCTTTCTAATAACTTTTCTTTCCATTTTTTACGATCTAAACTCATAATTTCCTCCTTGATTTTGGTTTTTCAGAATCTTTTTTAGCGTCATACCAACTTTTAAATACCGACAGACTTATCAATCTTCCGATAATATATATACCCATTAAACTGCCAATAAGAAGGGCTCCCCATTCAATAACAAACAAAATAGTTTCCAATTCACGACCTCCTTACTAATCTATTATTTTTCTTTAATGTTTCATCTTGAACCTCCTCTGATTTTTTTTCAATTAATTCTTTATAAGGTTGTTTACCCGCAAAATATTGAGCTTTGAACAGTTCAGTCAAAACGTCTAAGCCTTTTCTTCTATGGTCAAAAGATTCTTTAGCTGACATAAAAAGGTTTACTTCAAATTGGATTTCGATCAATTCTTGAGTAAGCTTTTGATGTTCCTCATTCAAAAGAATTTTTTGTGATATTTGTGTTTCTGTTATTTTCTCAGTTGCTTTTTCTCGTATTTCGGAATCTAATCTTGCTCGTAATACCGATAATTTTTCTTTAAGTTTATCTCGTTTTAAATAAGATTCTGCCCATCTTTTAGACCATTCTGCATATAACAGTCCTTGATCCATAGCATTTTCATCTAAATTATTTAAAGAGAGTTTGACATCTTCCATAATATTATTACTCATAATATCCCCTTTCTATTTATATTATAGCACAATTTTAGTTATTTTTTAAATTTAATATTATAGAACCTTCTACGGTTTTTATTGATCCGATTACATAATCTTTAATTGTAAATTTATAAAAATCCTGTTGTGTTATAGTAATTTCTCCACCCAATTTTTCTAATAAAAATCCCATTAGGGTATAAGTAAGTTTATTGTCCATTCTGATCACCTTTTAAAATTTAGAAGCTTGGTATAAAGAATAGACCATTCCCGCTTTTTTTGAATACATCCACGTTTCAAAAAACAGTTCCATCATATCCGCAACTTTATCATTTGTTCCTCCTAGTAAAACTTTTGTCAAATATCCGAGAATTGCATATCGGACTGTTTCTGGTTCTTCTTCTAAACCCTTAATAAGTTCTTTCATTTGTACCCATTTATTTTTATCAGAAGACAACAAAAGCCGACAAATATCAATAACTGATGTCTCAGACGAAACGAAGTTGGAAATAGCTTCTATCGCTTTCTGCTCGCTCTCTATATCTATTACGGAGTCAAGTAAGACAAGAGCTTGTCTAGGGCAACCTTCAGAAGCTTTAACTATTTCTTTTATTATAGATTCTGGATAATCTTCTAACTTTTCTTTTTTTAGAACCCATTTTAAAAGTTTAGTCATTTGAGAAGCAATAAGAAGTTTTGTTTGGTACATCATACATCTTGTTCTAATGGTCTTTAAAACTTTTTCAGGTTCGGTTGTACATAATAGAAAAATAACGTGTTTTGGAGCATCTTCTATTATTTTTAATAGTGCTGATTGGGCATCTCCTGTCATTCTGTGAAATTCATCCAAAAGATATATTTTGAAATTACCGTCTAAAGGAGCATATCTACAATTTTGATCTATTTCTCTAACGGCATCTATTCCTCTTGTTTCTGCTGAATTGTATTCGATAAAATCTGATCCATCAACTTTGAGAAGTTTTCCGATGATTCTGGCAAAGGTGGTGTTGTGGCTTATGTACCCATTTGTTATAAAAGAATGATAAGTAGGTATAGAAAAATCATAAACTTTTTTTGGATCATTCAATACAGATACTTCGGTTATTTTGGAGAAATAAAAGTGTTTTTCCAAAATGACTTTAATATTTTGCATTTCTTTAAAAATTATCGGATCTTCCAATTTAATAGTTTTTACAAATTCAAAAAGGACATTACAAAACCTAGTTAATGTAGGATATGTAAATTGTTCTTTTTGATTTGTATGAGTTATGTATCCTATTTTTCCTTTTACTTTTTTACCTTTGTAGGAAAAATAACCGTTTGTAAAAAGTAAACTTTCTTTTAGGTTATTGATGATTGTTATAATATGTTCTTTTATAGGGACAATATCTTTGTTGGTGTTTCTTGATTTTTTTACATAATTTTTTAAATTACTCCCTATTTCTTCAAAATATAAATCAACATCTTCACCATAAATTTTTAAATCATAATAAACATGATCGTACCCTTTTACTGTTTTGCTTGACAATCTTGATATAATTCCAAAATTAAGTAACATCATTTGTATTTGATTAATTAACACCTTACTTGCACTACAATATTCTATTGAAGTGGGTAAATTTAACCAACTGTCACAATCAAACAGTCCTTTTATAAAGCTACTTTGTATTTCTTTGGTGCCTTCTAAAATACAAGTGGGCACTTTTTTATAACGAGCGGTAGGAAATTTGGATTCATTTAATAAATGGAGTATAAATTTATAAAACCGAATTCCCCCTATTGTGAAATCTTTTCCTTCTTTTAAAGGCCCTATTGTTTGTTCCATATTTTTTAAAATAGAAGATAGATCCGCTCGGATTTTTTCATTTTTAGATGAAAATTGTAAACTATTGCTCCCATTGAAAGAAGAATTAGCAATTAAATAACCTAATAACCTTGCTAATTCTGTATTAACTTCTTTAGGAATATTTTTTAATTCGTGACTTCCCGTATCATGTCTGTTTTTTTTCACAAAATAAAAATCTATTTTTTTATTTGTCGTTGGGAAAAACCCTTTTCTGTTTACACAAACTACATCTCCTTTTTTCAAATATTTTAATTTTTGGAATACAATATTACCTGTACTTTCTAAGATCAGGATAGGATGTTCAGGTGTACCTTCTAATTCCATACCTAAATCATTTTTTATTTTTATGGTTTCCTTTGTTTCTTCTTCGAATACTTTATTTGATTCCATCATGCCTAAATGGGTTAGTATTTTTATTTTACAATCAGAGAAGCCTAATTTGTTATTGGAATAATTGTGTATATTTTCTATTCCTTTTTCTGTGATTATAAAAGAATCTCCGGTTATACATTTCCCGCTACCCGATGGTCCGTAGAACAAGAAAGCGTGAGGAAAGTCACTAGTTCTTGCGAATATGGAAGACAAGCTGTCTTTGATTGAGTCATTTCCTATAACCTCCTCTAATGTAATTGGTCGATAATCGATATGGAGTGGCATGTTTTATCCTTTCTAACTTAATTCAACAACAAACCAATTTTTATCTATGTGAACCTTTTTTAATTCGTGTCTTCCCCGATATTCTCCTTTTAATTCAACAATTATATTAGGATCAGCTTTTAATAAATTCTCATCCCAACCCTCTTTTAATAAATTGTTTATCAATTCTTTTAAGGTCATTAGAATTTTCCTTCCTTTGCTATCAAAGCCATTGTGTTTGCTTGTTCTTTTATATCCACTCTTAAATTTTCATTAACAAGGTCTGATAATTCATCATAAACTTCCTCAGGGTTGTCTTTTTTATCATCTAATGAAACAGTTATAAAAACAGAAGCTTCACAGGTGTTGTAATTTTTAGATAATTTAAAACTTCTACCAATAGTGATTTCTTTAATTTTCATTATAATTTCTCTTCCATTTATTAAACCATTTTGGTTCCATTATCCAAATAGCCAATAATTTTCTTTGTTTTTCTGATATAAACCCGTTTTCTCTAAAGAACTTCCTGATATTTACAATTACAAGTTTTCTTGCTAAAGTAGATAGGTCAATAAGTTTTTGGTTGCTCAAATTATAAAGCAAATCTTTTACATAATTGTTAGGCATCCAATTATTATAATCTTCAGAATCCCACATTTTTCATATCCTTTTTAGAATACCAACTACAATTAACTTCAGTTGCTTCCCATTCAACAGTTAAAGGAACAATTAACCAATCATATCTTTCTCTAATTTGTTTTGTTGCAATATCTTCAAATAATGAGATAATAATATCCTTTTCTTGTGGGGGTGTATCTAATGTAGCTGAATCATGTATTTGTCCTATTATTTTAGTTTTCAATTTTTCTTTTTTAATTATTTTGTTCAGTTCAATCAAGGACCATAATAAACAATGAAAAGCTGTACCTTGAAATGGGGCATTTAGAATTTCATTCTGAGAAGCAACACCTCCTCCATATTTGAATCCATTAAGAAGTCTAATATATCCATTTTTTTCAAACTCTTTCATGGTTTCTTTTTGCCATTCTCGAAATATCTTAAATCTTTTCCAGAATTTTTCTTCCACATTCTTAATATGTTTTTCAAAACCGTTTAATGATTTGGGATCAGATGAAAAAGTTAAATCTTTTGACTTTATTATACCTTTATCAATAAGATGTTCCCAAATCGGAACATTTTCTGCTGTTGTTAAATTTTGACATTCTCTCCATAAATCTCTTGCACAAGATTTATAATATGATCCGTACCATTGAGGAAAAACAAAACCATTTTTGGCAAAGAATCTTAATTTAGAAGTTACTTGGTTGGGTTTTAATAAGAAAATATTGATAGCTTCATCACGGTGCATATCTGTTTCAGGATTATTTACATAATCAATTAAAACTGGGTCTTTTGTGTAGCAAGCTCCGATTCTAACTTCTTGTTGACCGTAATCAGGATCAAGTAATAAATTACCTTCAGATGGAAATATACCACTTCTTGAAGCTTTTTTAGCTTCTTCATCTCTTACAGGTATATTTTGAAAATTTGGACCTGATGATCCAGACCTGTAGGTACGAACAGTATGTAAATCACAAAAAGGGTGGATTTTATTATCATCATCAATTTCCCTTACAAATTGATCTATATAAGTACTTTTGGTTTTACTTAATTTATTCATTCTTATTAATTTTTTTGCAATAGGTGTATCTAACCCTGATAATACACCAAAATCAACTGATTCCAAATCTGTAGCAGTTTGTTTTATGCCTTTTAATCCCATTTGTTTGAAGAACAGTTCTCGAATATCAAAATCAGATTCAAGGTTTATAGCCCTTCCCTTCTTCATTTCAAAATTAGTTATTTCAGGAAATGCCCGAATTTCTTTTTCTAAATTAGAAATTTTATTTTCTAATTCGTTATGTTGATTTAAATAATAATCGGGTTTTACACATAGTCCATTGTGTTGCATTTCAGAAAATAGTTCCAAACCTTCTTTAAATAAATCGTGAGCTTCTTGTAATTTTTTATCCTTTTTTAATTCATCTTGTTGATCCAAATATAACCAATAAGTGAATAGGGAATCTAACCCGTTATAAAATAAGAGGTCATCCAAATCGGCTTGCATAACTCTGTTGAAAACACCATTTTTTGCTTTTAAGAAAGGTTCAATAGTATTTTCATATCCTTCAACACCATAATTGATAAAGGTTTGAAATTTTAATCCCGTATATTTTCTTCTATTATCTAAGATATGGGCGGTGTTCATAGTACAAGAAACCCAATTTTTAGGTTCCACACCTAGAATTTGCCTTGACCAAATTTCCTCGAATTTTATGTTATGTCCGACTTTCCCTATGTTTTCATCTTTTAAAATATTACCCCATTTTCTTTTTATCATTCTTAATTGTGATTCTGTCCAATGATTATTGTATTGAAAAGGAAAAGAAAAAGCATATCCTTCTTCCATACAAACAGAAATAGTGGCTATTTTGTGTCCTTTTCGGTAAGGTTTAAGGCCGGTAGTCTCATAATCAAAGGTCAATATTTTTGGTTTTTCAACAAGAATTGCATCCAATAATCTATTAACGTGGTTAAAATCTTTACATCTTACTACAAAATTTTCAAAATTTTCATAGGGTTCAACATGATCTTTTCTTAAATATTTTGTAGCTTGATCTAAATCTCGGTCAAATATATTTTGTGTTGTTCTATCATCTTCTTTTCTTTTCACAAAGCTTGGGTGAAATAATGGAAATACCCAAGCTTTGTGTTTTTGATCTGGTATAGCTAATCCTCTCCATAGAGTAATTTTGAGTTCATTAAATCTACCTTGAAAATAAGACTCTATGGCAGAAGAACCTAATAACCAGATATATTTGGGTTTTAAAGTTTTTATAGATTCATCCACAAATTCTTTACAACAAGTGATTTCATTCTTACTCGGTTTTCTATTTTTTCCGTCTTTGTCGATTGCTCTACAGCGAATAGCGTTGTCTTTCCAACAATCTTTGTCTAAATCAATGCCTCTAATTGCCAATTTTCTTCTGAGAAACTTCCCAGTTTCTCCCACAAATTGTTTATTTTGTCTATCCTCATCTTCTCCAGGGCTTTCCCCCAAAATCAAAATACCTTTTTTACCTTCTCCCGATATGGGCATTTTAGGAGATGAACACCCCTTAAATAATTTACATTCAAAACATGCTGAACCTTCTATCCTTATTTTAGATAGATTATCTGTATTAAAAAAACCGTTGACTTTCATAATTTATTCTTCAACAGGTAAAGAAATTATATGTTTAAAAGTATCGGTTACAAATAAAGCGGAAGTTTCACCGACAACCATATCAACTGCTCTATCTAATATCTGAGCAAAGAATATCGGGTTAATATAGAAAGTTATAGGTTTATCGTTATATTCAATTTCTGTGGAATTTTCTACCCACCCTCTTTCTTTTTTGGCGGTACATTTTATTATGTTTTTAGCAATATCTATTTTAATAACTTTATTGGTATCAATATCCCCTTCTGCCAAAATTGTAACCGTTTCTACAACTTCTTTTAATTTTTTAGGTAAAGTTATTTTAATACCCCTAATGTCAAAATACTTTTCAATGTGTTCGGGATATTCTTCTAACAATACTCTACAATTAAACAACACACCCTTCTCAGTTTTGAAATGAATCCAAGAAGTTCCAAGAGCAGTCTCAATAATAGGAAACTTGACCAAATCCACAACATTTTTATAATGGATCAAAGAAAATTTTACACGGGAATTCATTTTGAAATGACTTACTCGTAATGAATCTGTACTAAAAATATTATCATCATGGTAACATACACAATTCAAAACACCTTTAGTTTGATCTTTTGAAGTGCTAAACATAGCAAGAAAAGAACCATCAAGAAAATTAGTTGGAATTTTTTCAAATTCCAATTTTCTAATACTTCTTTTAATACTATTAATCATTGGTTCTACTTTTTCTTTTTCATCAATAAGAATGGATAAACCTGCTTTCAGTCTTTTTGATCCAACTTTTAAATAATTATCTTCCACATTGATATCCACTTCATCTTCACTTACACCATAAAGAATCTTGTAAAATTCTTCGCCTTTAACGGAACATTTAAAATCTGTTTCGTAAGGGTAAATAATGCAAGTTCGATCATTGTAGGTACAAATGTCTTTTCCGGTGAATATAAAATGACTTGCTTGTTCTATAATATCTTTTTTAGCAAGTCCTGGTTTTAATGAAGCCAAAATATTAACCAACTGATCCCGAATCACACGCATTATTTAGTCTCCTTTTTCTTTTCAGATTCTACTTTATTTTTTGCTTCTTCTTCCTTCTTATTAAGTTCTTGTAATTGTTTTGAATAAATGATTAAATCACTGTTCACTTTTTCAAATTTAAGTTTCATCCATTCTAATTCAAAATACCTTGCTTGAATTTTTGTTTCTAAAAGCTCCTTATTTTCTTCAGCAAAGACAGGTATAGATAATAACAAAGACAAAGATCCTATAACAATTAGTTTTTTCATATTTTTTCTCCTCGTTTGATTAACATTTTCTTACAAATTAAACAAACTCCCTTTTCAGGTATAGTTTCAAAAGTATCCACAATATCATTTAAGGGCTTGCCACAAAAGGTTATTATAGATTGTTGATAAGTGAAATGAATCCTACCTACTTTATTTGTTTTTATGGCTAATATTTTTTTCACACAAACCCCTTTATTTTTGTTTTTTTCATTTTTGGTGTTTCTATTTTTTCTTCAAGATATTCTTCTTTTCCTTTAGAAAATTCTCTTGCTAAATTTAGTACCACTTCAGCTTCATCTAAATAATAAAAACTAATTAACCTATTGTATTCTTTACCCTCTTCTAATAAATCAGTTAAGAATTTCCGTTCTTTTTCTATTTTTGATAATTGGGGGAAATTGCCCGCTAAGAAAAGTCGTATTAGAACCACCTCCTTTTTATAAAGTTATGAGACTACCATTTTCATTATCTTCCGAAACTACACACAATCCTTCTTTTAATGTAAGTTTTCTTGAAAAATAATCCAATATATTTTCTGCTATCATTTCACAAGATAATGATCCTAAATTTAAAGTAGTATTATGAGGATTTTTTTCTCCTATATATTCACGAATATAGACATCTAATTCCGATTTAATCATAAAGAATTCTAAATATCTATCTGATTCTATCGGTAATAATAATTCCACATAAAACAAATGTCTATGAGGATTTTTTAAAAAAGCGACCTCTTTATATGGACATTCAGGCCAAGAGTGTATTCCTTCAAATTGTGTTCTGACTACTATGAATTTTTTCATTTTGCTCCTATGATAGAGGTAGCTTCTATTTTTTCTATACCCGTGTATGATAATATATCCATACTATGATTTGTTAAATGCAACAGAATATTGGTATTTCCTATTTTTAAATATATTGGTTTGCATTGAGTCATTCTTTTTTTAAGAATTTTATAATGATTGTCGAAAGAATCTGATTCAATTTTTACTTTCATATCGGATTTTCCTTTCCCAAGGCCACGGCCATTCTGGAATACTTTTTTCTAAATCAAAAAAGTATAAAAGGTTTAGTTTATCCCTTAATTCATGAGAGTTACAAAGACCTTTTTCTATGATAATTTCTACAAGACCTTTCGATTTGTCGGCCCAATGTTCGTTTAATTTTAGTTTATACAAATTATGGACATTTTTAAATTCAGACTTACCAAGAATAAATCCTTTTTCATTTAAATAATCTTGAACATATTTTTTGTATTGATTTGTAAGATTATCAAGGTGCATTGTACCTTCTTTGGTAATCTTTTTTGATTGTGTTGAAACAGCAAGAGCCCAAGGTGATTTAGTATAGTCATACTTACCATTTTTTGATCTTGGAACAACAATCATACCATATTTTCCATATTGTACCCATGAAGTTGAATCAACCGAGAAAAAAGGGTATTTAGTCATAAGTTCAGGTGAAGTCATAGCAAATCCGTGAACTTTGCATCTTGGTAATCTATTTTTAGTATCACAAATTAAATCAAAAGCGGGATCACCGACTGTGTGCATCCAATAACTTTTAGTTATTTGTCCTACCCCACCTAATCCAATATAATCATAATTATCTAAATAAAGTTTTAACCATTTAAAATCTTCACCAGGGTGGAATACTGGAAGTGGTTTTAATCCATGATTTTGTTCTAAGTATTTCTGAACTTCCCATGTCATTTCTGGATCAAAAATTATATCCACATTAACATATAATTCTAATAGGTGTTCATTTTTTTTCACAAATTCGGCATAATTATCAATATATTTCCATAATTCTTTAGAGTGTTTATATCCTTCTTTTTCTTTATTTTTTAATAGCAATTGGTATATAGAATGAGCGCCCGAATCAAGAAAAATTCTCAATGATTTCATATATTTACATGACCCCACTTATCTCCTTGCAATATTCTGTAAAGCGTTTTTCTAAGTAACATGTATTTCCTTTAGCATATTAAGAATTGCTTGTTCACATTTCTTTTTTAATGTAATTCTATTTTCTTCAGCCCAATTTTGAAACCATGTAAACTGGTATTCTGATTCGATCATGCTACTAATTTTGCTTATAGCTTCTTGGTAACTTTTAAATCTTAAAGTATCTAAATACATTTCTTTATAAGAAAGTTTATTGGGAATTATAGGTATACAACCAGCAAACAAAGCCTCCTGAATGCCAATACCCCAATACTCTTGATCTGCAAAAGATACCACTATTTTTGATCTGTTCAAAAGATTATAGTAATCTTTTTTGGATAAGTTCAATTCATGGGTTTTTATGAATTGCCAATCTGGAAAATCTTTTTGTAAATCCATTTTTAATTGGTCAAATATTTGTGGATTCTTTTCTTCTACCAATCTATGTGGAAATACTATTATGTTTTCTTTTTCTACTTGTGGAAGATCCTCCCAATATAAGGGGAAACCAGTGACAATAATTTTATTCTGATCCACTATTCGACTTTCAATTAATTCAGATTTATGAAAATTAGTAGCCACAAAAATTTTATCAATTAATTTAAACCAACCGTTTTCAATTTGTCCAGCCCATTTATACATCCCCATTTTGTAAGTGAAATCATTTCGATCATAAGAACCATCATGAAGACAACCGACTATTTTAATATCTTTTTTCAGCCCATCCCTCATGTAAGCTAACATTTCTATACCAGGAAACCACAGGTCTTGGAAGAAAAAAACATCTCCATCTTTAACATAATTGTAATGAAACCAATGGGCTATCCATTTTAATTGGGATGCTTTATAATAATTAGTTCCACAAACATCAAGAAATGAACCAGTTGTTATTTTATCTGTTAATGTTTCACCCGTAACAGTTGTAAAAGACAACAAATTGTGTGCAAATTCGTTTTCAAACCATTTATTCCATTGTATGGAATACCGCATATCTAATGGCTCAATCGGTACATTAAAAATCATTATCTATTCCTTGATAATTGGATTAAGGATAATGCTTCTAATTTAGAATCTAAATGATCTCTAAAAACACCGTAAATTGCAGAAGTAGTCATACCAGAATCATCATACTGATATGATCCTCTATCAGATACACAACTATGTACTGCTCTTAAAATAATCATGGCCCCTTTAGGCTCTGCGGCTTTTACAAAGTAATTTAACACCTCATGAGTTAGAGCTTCTTGAAGTTGGGGTTTATTAGAATAGAAGTTTATTATTCTACTTGGTTTTGATAACCCTATTAATTTTTTATCAGGAATATAAACCAAGTCTGCTTTTCCTCGAAAGGTTAGAAAATGATGAGAACAGGTTGATCTAAAATGGATATTGTCAACAACGATCATTTGGTCATAGTTATGTGAATTTGGAAATACTGAAAAGTTTTCTTCAGGTTCTTTTCCAATATTTTGGAATAGCTCCCGAACGTACATTTTTCCTATACGTTCGGGAGTTCCTTCTAAATTAGGGTCTTGTAGATCAAGACCAAGACCCTCCTCCATAAGTTTTCTAAAATAGAAACTTACTTTTTCTTGATTCATATCTACTCCGATACCTTGTAGATGCCTTCTTTTAATTCAATTTTTAAACTACGTTTTGCTTTTAAATGTTCAATATGATTTCTAACACGCATATTGGTGGTACCGAGTTTTTCAGCCGCTTCAGCGATTTTGATACCTTCAAAAAGCATATCATCTAATTGGGCAGCTTGTGTACCTACTTTATGACCATACCGAGATTTTTCTACAGGAGCTTTTTCTTTCTTTTCTTTTGGTGGCTTGGGTTCTTTGGGGGATTTCGGTTCTTTTACAGCCTTTTCTTTCTTTTCTTTTGGTGGCTTGGGTTCTGTCTTAACAGGTTCTTCTTCCTCTTTTTCCTCTTCTTTTTCTTCTTCTTTTGTAGGTTCCTCTACAGGATCTTTAGGTTTAACTTCAGTATCTTCTCCATACAGAAAGTTCCACATTTCAGCAGTAACTTCAGGAATACCTTCAGTCTTATCAGGATGATTGTCAATAATATCATCCATTTTTTCTGTAAAGAGTTCCACCAATTTTTCCTTAGATTGCCCAAATGTTTTGACTTTGACATCAATTATACCAGAGTCATTTAAAGCTTTAATGGCTTCCTTCAATTTAGTCAAATCCACTTCTTTCAAGTCTTTCATAATTCCTCCTTGTTGTTTTTAGTCCTTCGGACTTATTGTTTGATACTTATATCATATCATGTTTTTAGATATTTTGAAAATTTATTTTTCCCTTTTTAAGCGATTTTTAAAAATTTGTGAATCTGAAAATTTAATGACCAATCAAATAGTTTATGCTCTTGAATTGTTTTAATAAGTGTCTTTACATCAATACCCCCTTTCAGCGGACTAAAGAAAAATCTTGCTCGGCATCCTTGCTTAACGAGTTCTTTTTTTACTTCCACAGCATTCCATAAATCAATAATATCAGCAATAACAAATTTTACAAAATCCTTTTCGGTTAAAAAAATAAAAGCTTCTGTTACCATTTTTTCTGGAAATTGTAATTTGTAATCCACAATCCAACATAAATCTTTATACCATTTAAAATAATTAAGTATAGAAAAACTACCGTTTGTTTCTACACTAATTTGGTAATTCCTTGTAACTAAAGCACTTAACAAGGTGCGAAAATCGTTTTGCATTAAGGGTTCTCCACCCGTTATTGTAATCTTTTTGCATCCATACTTTTCTACAACTTTTAATATTTCATAATAAGTCATATCTTGACCAGCATCTTTTTCTTGTGCGTCGGGGGTGTCACAATAGGAACATGGTGTTCCTTCTATTGAAAAATTACAGCCAGCAAAACGGATAAACGTAGAAAATGTTCCTTGTCCCCAATTGTTACACTCTCCGTCAATCGAATTGAATATAGAATTAATTATCATATTATCACCTCAATGTAAATATATTCCCATTGTTTATATCTTCTACTTTTTGTACCAATAGTTTCAGCATAACAAAGTTCACCCTTTCGTATGGTTTTAAAACAAAGGTTGCAAGTATAATCTTGTAGAGCAATTCCTTTCTTTTGAAAAATCCATTTATCTTTGTCCACTTTTTTAAGTGTGGCACATTTTGGACAAACCAATCTTTTTGTCAATTCAGTTCTCCTTTTCTGGAACTATATGATAATTATGGTAATCTTCTTTGCAATCATATTTTTCTTTATAACCAGGTTCACAAACTTCATTAAGAGCATCACAAGGTGATAAATCTTCTACTGTGCAACCACATTCTCCGAAACTATTAAATAACCCATCATAATTATTATCCTTTAAATATTTTAAAACAATGTCTTTCACATTCATATCGTTTTCCTCCATTCCGCATAAGAATCTTCCGTTTCATAAAGTCTCACCTTTGTCAATATTGCTTCTTTTGAAAAAGGTTCTATATAGTATAATTGATTTACTATCCAATATACTATATTTTCTGCTGTAGGATTAGGTATTGTGTCGTTCAAATAAGAATGGTCTAAAATAGAAATTATTAAAGTATCCACTATTTTCTTCAACAAAGAGAAGTCAATCACCATACCACTTTTATAAGTGACGCTGGGAATAGCTGATACCTCTATTTCTAATTGGAACCCATGGCCATGGAGATTTTTGCATTTTCCATCATAGTTCGGTAAACTGTGTGCCGCATCAAATTTAAATTTTTTTGTAACTGAAATATTTCCATGTATAGAAACCATTTTTTACTCTCCTTAATCAATATCAAATATTCTTTCGGAATCAAGTTCAACTTGTCCTAAATCCAATTGTTGTAAAACTACACAAGTCTCATCTTCATTAAAATCCATATGCCTATGACCCAATAATCCTATTCTAACTTGTTTGTTCCTTTTTTCCTCCTTTGTTTGGTTAATGGACATAAAAATATCAACATGACCTAAAATACCAATCCATTCGGAAATAGATTCCTGATCCATTTGTTTTTTATAAATTGCTCCCCTATTCCCTTGCCATCCTGTAACAACTAAACACCTTCTTTCAGCAGCCAATTGTCCTAAAGTTTTCCAAGTATCATCAATTTGTTCTCTTTTTTGTGCTTTAGAATCTTCTGGTTTTAAAATACCAGCATAGTCAATAAGGATAACATCTGGAATAAAGTCTTCAGTTTGTTCGAGAATATCTAAATCCCTTTTTATATCAGAAATATTAGCAGAAAATTTAGGGTAACTTATTGTCCTGATATTTGATCCATACATTTTTTGAAAACTTCTGATAGATTTTACCACATTTTTCAAAGTGAATTTCGGTCTTTTTAAATATTCAAACCATGTTTCCATTTGGTACTCATTCGTACCTTTACAAATAGAACACGGTTTATATTTTAAGTCTTTAGTAAATTCACTTCTTATACCTTCTTCGTTTATCAGCCTTATATGGTTTGTTCTTTTTGGATTAGTGCATTCACCTGTTTGATTATGGATACAATCAAAAACAGGATAGATAAATTCAGGGTCATCTGAATCTCCT